GGCCCCACGGGTCTGCCCGTCCTCCACCGGCTCGAAAATATGCAGCATGGCCGGACGCCCGGTGGGAAGTTCACGCGGGATCCGTTCCCATCGTCCACTCCCGGAGAACGGAAAATCATCCTCACAGATATGGTACGCAACGGCACGGCCATATCGATCGACCTCCACCCCGGCCCGCAGAAAACGGTTCCCCATACCGTGTCCTGGCGTGTCCACCCGTTTCGGACTCACGGCTTTAAAACGCGTACGGAATAACTGCGTGGTTTCCGTATCCCAGACCGGCTGCACAAAGATTTCGCCGTTAAACGCATGAACGCCCACACCTTCACGGATAAATTCCGTGAACGTGCGTTTTCCTTCCACGTCGATCTCGCCAGACATCCCTTCGGCGTATTCCGACCAGGCCGCCTCCACCTCATCGACAAAGCTTTTTGCTGCGGTCTCCCGCATCCCCAGCCAGCGCCAGTTCGGACGGTAGCTGATAAGAAACATATGCCCGACAATGTGATCCTTATGCAGGGCCACCGCATTGGCCGCTATTCCGTTATTGCGCACCAGATCATCTGCCCGGGCATTCCCCAGACGCAACGCGGGCAGCAGGGCCGCATCGGCACTCTGCGCCGGTGGCAACCACTCCGCCATTTGCCCGCCAAATCCTGCACCGCCCCCGTTGTAGCTGAGACTCTCACGAAGCGGAACGCCGTTCACATCAATCAGGACAGGCGTTCGTTTCATAACCTCACTCCCAGCGGACGACGGCGACGCCGGGTTGTCCCCAGTACCGACTCCGCATCATTGATCGCCCGGTTAAGCTCATCCAGAGAAGCCGCCGTATATTCAATTCTGCGACCATCTTTCTGGACAGACACCACCCGTTTACCGGTTAATAAATCAAGGCGCGCCTGACGCAGCGCCTGCAGTTCAGCGACTGTAACCATTCACTCCTCCGGACAGCTTCGCTGCCAGTTCTTTCAGGGTTGGCCGGGTCGTCTCTTCTTCCCGGGATTTTGCCAGTACAGCCAGATCAAGCTGCCAGCGTTGCACGGACACACGTAATGCCGCGTAGGCATACACCAGGCAGTCCAGCGCTTCGTTACGCCGCTTTTTGTTATCCCACAGCAGACGCATCTTTCCTTTTTCCCACTTCTCCACCAGCTCTTCCGCCACCAGTTGCTGCGCCTCTGTCTGCGAAAAAATCTCCGGATCATCAGGAAAACGGATGGCATACGACGTGGCTTCATCCGCAGGCGAGGGATCGGCTTTCATACGGGCATAGAGAATTTCTTTTGCGGTGTCCGTTCCCACTTCACACAGATACACGCCCCGCTGATTGCGGGTTTTTGGCATGGTGATCACCGGCTTGCCATAGACAGATGCGCCTTTTACCGGCAGCACCCGGAAAACACCGTGTTTTTTTGATCTCTGATAAACAATTTCACCATCGATCCCCCCGGTGTCCCAGCAGACACGGGAAATAGTCATTTCGGTGCCATCCGCATGGCGGTATTTTTTGTTGATCGCCGCATCCACACGTAACAGCGTCTCTTCCTCATCAGGACGCCCCATAATGATGATTTTATCCACCAGAAAAGCTTCCTCTCCCGGAGCCCATCCCCAGACATACATCTCAAAACGGTTTCGCTGCGAGTCAATGCCCGCCGTCAGATAAACCACCCGGGCAGGCACCGCCGCCGTGTAACGCACCACCTTATCCATCAGTACCTGGTGATCGAGTTTTTCGCCCACGGCCTCTTCCCAGGTCTCGCCCAGCGTGGTGTTCACAAAGGTTTTCAGGCCGTTGGGATCTTTCAGTGCATCCAGCCAGTCATAGACAATCTGTACCCAGGTGGTGAACGGACTGTACGCCGTCCAGATATGGAACGTGATGGAGCGCGGCGGCGGAATTTCATCACCCCGGGCGCTGAAAAACGTCAGACCGTCACGGGTCCACATGCCCGTGTTTTCACAGATCCACCGCCCGTTGTTCTGGTCAAGCTCAGACTGATGGATCACGCAGCCATGATGTTCACAGAGGTAGAAAACGCTTTCGGGACTGTCCTTCTCCCATTTAAGCCCAAAAGGCGTGGACTCATCGCCAAATTTCAGATACTGCGCCTCCCCACAGTGCGGGCAGGGCACATAAAAACGCATGAAATGCGCCGACTCGTTGGCCGCTTTTTCGATCTGGCAGGTGCCTTTGATTTTAGGCGTCGAGCCGCGAATGGATTTTGGCCACACCGACCCCTCAATACGCTTATCCCCCAGCAGGGTTGGCGAGCCCTCTTTTTCGACATCCGGCTCGAACGAGGAAAGTTCGTCATAGCAGACCACGTCCACGGATTTTTCACGGTAGTTTTTGGCGGCAGCGCCGCCCAGGCACCAGAAACCGACGCCCGATGAAAAGCGTTTCAGCGTGAGGGTATTATCACGATGTTTACGCCCAAACCACGGTGCAAGATCGAGTAAAACCGGCACATCCCTGATCGTGGGTTCCACATGAGATTTCATAAAATCTTCAGCAGCAGAATCCGTGGGCTGGAAAAGAAGGCTGTTGCGTGATTTATGCTCAATAAAATAAGCCTCCACTCCCAGCAACATCTTTGTATAACCAACACGGGCAGATTTAATCAGATTAACAGTGCGGATCCGGTCATTCCCCATGCTGTTCATGATGGCAACCTGAAACGGCAGTGTTTCCCACCGCCCCGGGGTGTAAGATGACTCTTTCGGAAGGTAATAATGTCGATCTGCCCACTGAACTGTCGTCAGAGGGACAGGAATTTTTAGCGCAAGGAGGCCGGTTGCTATCGCTCCTGCAGAATTAGCCGCCCTCAGTTCGTCTGAAATCATCAATCCACCTGCGCACATTCTCACCGGCTTCAGAAGCCACATCGGATGCTTTCGCGATTTCAGTTTTCACAGCATCAAGATGTGCGGGTGATATATCAGGGTATTTACGCTGCAGTGTCTGAGGGACACGGACAAGGATCCCTGATATATTCTGTGCCACTCGCTGAAAGATGTAGGTAAATAACTCCGTCTCGAGGACAAGGCCTTCCTCACGAGCATTTTTCAGCTCCTGTGCATCGGCCTGTGCCTTCGTCAGTCGGTAACGTTCGTAATCAATGGTGCCGGGCTGAAGGTCTGATTCGCTGGCAGCCCTCAAATCCTCGCTCTCTTTACGGAGTTTTTCGTTTTCAATATCAGCTTCCCTCTGCGCATACCACTGAATGGCAGCAGTTGTATCAAAAACTGATTCAGTCCCTTTCCCTCCACCAGAAACTAGTGGTAACCCCTGACTCTGCCAGGCGGTGATGGTCCTGACATCAACGCCAAAAATATCGGCCAGTTTTTTCTTATTGACGTTCATACACTCCCCCGGGAACCAGAAAGGATCTGAAAATGGCGTTTTCTAACAAAAACAGCCTTTGTCAGATCCTTTTATATTTTTAAAATTCTATTGATAATCAAACAGTTAAAAAGAAGAAGAACGGATCTGATTTTTCCCTAAAAATTTTCATAAATAGCGAAAACCCGCGAGGTCGCCGCCCCGTAACCGGTCGGATCGCCGGAAAGGACCCACGAAATGATAATGATTATCATCTATATAAGGTTTATCACAACATGTGTGTACGCCATCAAACCACGAGAAATAATCAATTATGACGCAGGTATCGTATTAATTGATCTGCGTCAAATTAACGTAAAAGCAACTTCAGATAATACAAATCAGCAACACTGAATATGGGGAAACATTATGTCATCAAAGAACAGAACCCGCAGAACAACAACCCGCAACATCCGATTTCCAAACCAGATGATTGAACAAATTAACATCGCTCTTGATCTGAAAGGTTCAGGAAACTTTTCAGCGTGGGTTATTGAAGCCTGCAGAAGAAGGCTGTCAACAGAGAGTTCGGGTATGAATTACATAATTAAGTAACATGGTGTTCACAGAACACGCAGTTACCGGACACATCAGTTTTCCATTCGCTCCCCGGCAGTACAGGCTTCCCCTCTGACGGGATAGCCTGAAAAAATAACACAGAAAATTATTTGTTATAATTAATATAACTTACTCAAAAAAAAGCGACGAGAAAATCAGCATCAACGAACAATAAGCGCCAATACGTGATAACAAATGGCAGCCATATTTATCTGCAGTATAAGCAATGGACAGGATAACCACACCAGAAACCGTCAGCATAAAATCCATTTGAACTTCCCCGGACAAAATCGACTCATCTAAAGATTTACAGCTCTTTTTATTATCAATATGTTAAAAGTAAAATAAACAGATGTTCAATAACACGAATACAAAAACGTGCTGAAATTCAATGAATCCATTTCTGTGTCATCAATTAATAGTGATAAACATCCGGCTTCTTCCACCATCGCACCGGACAGGCGACTATGAGGGGACAACGCCTCGCTCCGTTAACGCGGTAAACCCCGGTGTGTATCGTTTTTGATTATCCCCGCACACTCGCGCAGAGGAGTCTCCCTGTCGGGCTGCGGTCTCTGTTAATGAGGGAATACAGCGACGATACGGCGCATCAACAAAACTTATTTCAGGCACTGAGTGCGGATATAGTCCTGTGCCCCTTCCAGTTGCTTGTGCATCGTCATCAGCCGCTCTCTGAGGGTGAAATAATCCCGTGTAACGGTGTCTGCCAGTTGGGGGCCGGTTGCATTATCCACGCCGGAGGTGGTGGGGGCTTCACGCACGGAGCCTGGACAGGTGGCGTTGATCCGCAGGCGCTTACGACCAGCGGCAACATCAGCGCGCAGAGTTTCATTTTCAGCTCTCGCATCGGATAATTCCCTCGAGTATTTTGCATCGAGCGCAGCAACATCGCGCTGGCGCACCTGCATATCAGTAATGGTTGCGTTCGCCAGCTTCAGTTCACTGGCTTTGTTATCGCGCTGCGCTTTGTAGGTAATCGCGTTATCACGGTAATGGTCTGTTGCCATCCACAGCGCACCACAGGCCACCAGCAGAATAACGATAAACGCGGAAAGCATTCGGTTTATGTTCACCCCAGCAACCCCGACGAAGACAACATCATCCAGGCCATGGAAAGAAAAAGAGCAACCAGCATTAGTGAAAATGAAATGCCGACAATTACACAGAGGATCTTCGCCAGCGTTATGAGTTTGTCTGACATGCTTAATCCTCCCTTCACGATTTCAACGCAATGACCAGTTTTGCCAGCCCATACAGCATCGGGGACACAGCAACACCGACCGCCACCCACTTAATGGCAAAAGCCAGTGCTCTGCTGATGTCATCAGTTACAGGCGCTTTCAGTTCAAGGCCATTTTTCATAGTCAACCTCAACAGAATTCGTTTATACTTCGCCATGTTCTCCCTTGCCTTACTCAAGGTCAGAAACACAAAACCCCGCTTGGTGCCAACAAACGGGGTTTTTACTTTTATTCACTTACGTTTCGCCAGTTCGCAGGATTTCGTGTTATCCGCCCGCGTGGCCATGCCTTATTTTTCAGCAAAATATTCTGCTTATCTGTCGATACCCCAGCACGCCAGCGCGCTCTCCTGGTCACGACGGGATACCTGACCGTAACAGTTGTTTGAACGAATACGGCAGTCTCTGCCACCGTCCTTAATCCACCAGCGAATCGCCTCACACGCTCCCCTGCGATCACCTGCATTAATTCGTCTGTAAAACGTCGACGGGAAACACTTACCAGGACCAATGTTGTACGGACAGAATGACGCAATCCCCGCTTTCTGGGGTTCGGTCAGTGGCACTCTGATGTTTTTCTCCACCCATGCCAGCGCCTTATCACGTTCAATGGCGTTAACCTGGTCGCATTTTTCCTTCGACAACTTCATGCCCGGGACGACAGGTTTACCATCCACCAGGATGGCACCGCGGCAGATGGTCCAGATACCCGCACCATCACGGTATGCCGTGGTGTGGTTACCTTCTTTTTCGTCAAGAAACTGGTCGAGGATTTCAGGCGCAGACGCCCCTGCACCAATCAGCGCCAGAACGGCAGCCGACAGGCCGTATCTGATTTTTGCGTTCATGGATATTTATCAGGGTTTATCGATTTCAAATCCCTGGATATATTAAGTCTTCAGGCCAGCGGTGGAGTCTTCAGAGAACCAGTAATTATTCCCGGTAGTTTTCCTCTGTAGGTTATCAACACATCCTGCGCCTCTAAAATGATGGGCCGCTTTTCCGGCAACGGACCATCCCCTTCACATAACCCGGCAGCAACATCCATGAAAAACTGCTTCGCCTGCTTTTTCGCCTCAGCTTCGTAAAACTCCAGCGTGGCACCTTCAGTACGGTCAAGACTAATCGCCACATCTGGCAACAACAGTGACGGATACCCACCAATTTCCAGTGCCACAGTAACAGTAATCTTATCCGGGTAATTATTTATCCCTTTAACACCCAGTTCGTATTTTTTCTTCATCGCTTTACTCCCCCCGCGCCGCCTTACGACGGTCCTCTCTGATTTTGAAATACAGGTTAGTCAGATATGTCAGCAGCCCAAACAGCAGACTCCCCAGCACGCCTATTGCCGCCCACTGAGACGGGGAAACCCTGTCCAGCAACTGCAGGAACCAGTAGCCCGTTCCCACCGCTGACGTGGTGTATGACACACCTGTTGTGATTTTTTCCATCTGGTACATACCCCGTCTCCCGTTATCCGGAAGCTGACAGCAATAAAAAAAGCCACCAGTTAAGTACTGATGGCTCTGATAACTCATGCAGGCATCTCAGACGACCCACTGACACTACCGGTGAGTTTAACGATACCTTCCATTTGGCTGGCTCACTTTTTATGATGATGCCGGTGCATTTATCTCCAGCACCAGACTTTCTATCTCAACGCCATACGCTGCATTTTTGGTAATATCCGTCAGCGTCAGCGCATTCAGCCCCAGTGTCAGACTGTCTTTTATGACCTGGAATGCCGGGCCAGCCACTCCATTCAGTTTCGGAGTAACCGTGGCACTGCCGGCGGTGAACACCAGTTCCAGCGTCTGCCAGTCATTACTGTAATTCCCGAACTCGCCCAACTTTGTGTTTCCTGCTTTCTTGTGATGCATCAGATTCAGTTTGCCGTCTGTGGTCTGGGTGAAGAACGACATCAGGAACGGGTTACCAGTCCCGGTCATCGCCACGACGTCAGGTAACGCTACATCGGTATACAGATAAATTCCCAGGCCGAACTGGTTGTTGGTCAGTGCGCCTGACAGTCGAAACTTACAGCTCAGTCTGCCACCCCGTGTCAGCAGGGAGACTGCGTCATCCACCGGATGCATCAGGGACCAGGTTTTATTGCTCTGCTTGGCGATCTTAAATACACCACCCGACAACTGAATTCCGCCGTCCTTAATGGTCCAGCCCTGCGCAGCAGCCTCTCCGGCTGTCGGCAACAGGGAGATTGTGCGTACGGATGCATCTTCAGACGGCCCCGATGGCGTGTTGCCGCCGGGCGAGGGTTTGATTTCCGGTGCCTTACCACTGATGAAAGCTGAGGTGCGCCCGGCTGCGTTCAGAATAGCGGTTGCCATACGATCCGGAATAATGCTCCTGCGCGCCCATGAACTGAAATGTGTCGGGCGGTTTGATGATACCTGGTTTCCATTCGTTCTCGATGCCGCACCGTAATATCCTGATGCCGGAATATCCGGATCTTCTGCCGGTGCGTTAGTGGCGGTATTGACGCCGTTACCGTCTGTCATGAAGGGCACAAAATAAACGCCCTCACTCTCCCTGTTTTTATACCCGCCGTACACGGTGTCGTACTGGGTAGCGTATGTATTTTTCCAGTAATACGTCGTGTCACCACAAATCCACGGCACATCTGCAGCACTGCCACCATGGCACTGCGCGTTAAACACGGAGAGGTCAGCACGAAACTGTGTCAGCATGGCTGTAAACAGCGCAGGTTGCTGTGCGTGGGTGGCGGCGCTCATGTCAAACTCTCCCTGCATCCAGCACACCGCCAGCAACACATTTTTCGGGTTCTTCTGTAATGCAGCTTTAGTGCGCGCAATCAGGTCCTGATATAACGGTTTACCCACACCCCAGCGTGCCGAATCCTGGCTGGCCCCCGTGTCCGCACTGAATGTCCCCTCCGCGCCCTGGGTGAATGCCGAACCACCACGACAGCATGGTACCAGCAGGATCCCCGCGTTATTCGGGATATACGGGAGCAGTTTTTTGGCAATATGTAAGCCCTGGCCGACACAGCCGTACTGCCCTTTGCTCAGGTCTGCCTTCGGATGATTCAGCGTACTCATATCCTGCACATCATGCAGGCAGTGGTCGGCCGGAATAATATCGTTATATCTGCATGCAGCCCCACCCGGCGTAACTGTACTGCGGCGCGCCAGCTGTTTAATGCGCGGATCCGGAGCATCGTATGAATCCGGCAGCGGAAGCCCTTCACCGTAAGCCATGGCATTGGACTGCCCGGCCAGTACGATGACGTAGTACCAATCCGGCTCAGTTGCACCACTGACCACCACATCACCTTCTGCTGTAATCGCCTGCATCAGGGTATAAGGGGTTATGGCCACCGGACTACCAAACGGCTGCCAGCCCTCTTTCAGTTTGTGTGTCAGCTTTTCCGCAAGGTCTGACGGCGACGCCGCCCTGACAACATCATAATGTTTAATCGACATCGAATTTCTCCCGTGTACAGGAACAGAGTTAAAAAGCCGGAACCGGAATCAAATTACAGGATGGCCATCTGCCAGTGGCTGGTCGTAAAAAAAAGGCCACGCCATGCGCAGCCGGAAATAAAGGGATAACGATGATAGTTTGAGAAAAACAGAAACAACACTTTTGCGGCAAAGCATGGTGCCGGGTGCCTCCCGGTGAATTCAGTATCAGCACCTGAATCCGCGATTATCCCATATACCTGGTTGCTGATCGCCCCTCCGCACAGGGGGATTCACCATGCAGTAGTATTTTTAATAAACAGCAAATAAAAAAATCAAGCATTATGCAGGCTGTTTCTTTTTATCACCGGCCACAGCAATACCACAATGCCGCAGACCAGCACCCCATCCGCCAGCACCGACATGATTCTGCTGGTGAAATCCACCATCACCACCAGAAACAGCAGGAGTGCAGCCACAGCCAGGCGCAGTTTTACCGTCACTGGTGATTCTCCAGACGAAGACCCAGAACACCGGCAATCTCTTCCAGCACCTTGCGCTCTTCCGGCTCAATTTCGCCGTCTGCCTCCGCAATGGCCACCGCCACATCCAGCACATCTTCCGCTTCACGCGTATCGTGTTTCACATCTTCAATTTCACGCAATGCCGCTCGACGACCAATTTTAAAGTTCGTATCCAGCTGACCGATAATGGTTGCGCTAATCGCATTAATTTCTGACGTAAACGCGGACAACGCAGGCTGGTTACGCAAGATCTGCTCGATCTTCGCTTTCTCTGAAGCCTCACATTCACCATCTGCATAGGCCACCAGATAGGCAGCATTAATAACCGCCTGTGCCAGATCACGTTTCTCAAACTTTTTAATTTCCACTGCCGCTCGGCGGGCTTTTTTACCAAAAATACCAAACATCGTGACGTTCCTTTGGGTGGGTGAGCCAACGCCCGGGAGCGATCTGCCCACAGAGAAAGTCACACTGACCACTCCGTAAGCTCACCCCCGAAAGGCTCTGTGGTTGATATGCGCCGGGCGTGGCGCGGATACAAAAAAGGCCGCCAATAGCGACCTCAGTTACGGGATTATTCTGGGGTTAAACGACTGTTACTCCCCCAGACAAAATCATCACTTCCTGTTCGATGCGAGCCATAGTGAACCTCGTACTTATCTCCCATCTTTCTTGCTTCCGTTTCTGCGTCTTCCTCTGTCGCAAAAACCCCAACAAGATGCCAGGGCGAGCTTCTTACCACAGCCCAACCTTTAACCCATCCTTTGTTGTCCTTATCTTCCATTAACACTTCAGAAACAAACATATTTATCTCCTTGTGGGTACCCAGAGATATTTTATGATTGCTCCCGGTCAGATCAATAAAGTGGCTTCAATTTTGCCTTAATGATCAAATCAGGGTGATTGACGGAATCGTACACCACCTCAATATTTTCATCCGTGGCGTCGATAAGATATTCTTTTACATAAGGACCTGTTGATTTTCCATGAAATACATCTTCAACAAGTACACTCTCCCCCTGAACAACACGAAAACTAACTTCTGTTTCGAACGGACCAATCGTCACCATCAGTTTTTTCACATAGCCTCCTGATAAGCACTCGATTTATTAGTTAATGGTGTAACGCAGATACAAAAAAAGGCCCGCAAAAGCGAGCCAAGTAAATAAATATGGCGCGTTGTACTGGATTCGAACCAGTGACCGATTGCTTAGAAGGCAATTGCTCTGTCCGACTGAGCTAACAACGCATGATGCTGATAATGGACCGCCATCGGGGACTTGAACCCCGCACAGCCAGCTTCGAAGGCTGACGCTCTATCCCGATGAGCTAATGGCGGTATGTGATGGTGGCCCTTGCTGGATTTGAACCAGCGACCTGGCGATTATGAGTCGCTCGCTCTCACCACTGAGCTAAAGGGCCGGGCGCAGGATAATAACGGTACGTAACTAATTCTGCAATATCATCCGTTCTGACTGACTAAATCCTGAACTTCCCTGACCGTCTGCTCAAAACGTTCAGTCTCCAGCTCAACGCCAATTGCACGACGCCCCAGCGACATTGCTGCTTTGACGCTACAGACATAAAAAAGCCAGCCACTGGGGGAGGCTGGCAAACTCGTAGAGCAAAATGCTGTTACGCAAACTTCGTTACAGGGTCATCCTGCAATACAAAAAATACACAATATTTAGAAAACTAATAGTGCCATGTGCAATTTTTAAGATTTTGTTATTAATTGTGGTCGCACCTTCCTTTCTGTGTACTTTCCGTATAGCTCACAGGATTCTGGGTACAAAAAAACCCGCGCATCGGCGGGTTCTTAAATCTTATCAACGGTAGACATACAAAGCCCATCGTTGGGAAAATCTTATCCATATTTTTTGAAAAATGCAAGCATCATGTCGTCATCTTCGGCGAAAACCATTTATCTTGTCACCTTTCTCAATTGTATCTCTGCATATGCTTCTTCCTGCCAGCACTTTGTAACCAGTTTATCAATGACATCTGCATATCCTTTGTACCACTGATAATCCGTCAGGTCTGGTACCAGCTTCTGGACATGAAGCCGCGCCAGTGTGGTTGGTAAACGGCTAAACCGGTTTCCATTGCAACGCCCACAAACCTTATAAACAGGCGTGCCATGAAGCCGGGTTCTTTTTTCATCCAGGACAATACCTTTACCCTTGCACCCTCTGCATGCTGTGCTGACTTCTCCCTTACCATGACAATGCTGACATAGTTCCTTCACCCACTCTTCCTTAATAACAGATTCCCCGCTTCTGGAGTGTTTCACCACCTCGCGCAATACATTATGAAATCCAGTACCAGCACAATGCTCACAGCGAGCCTTACTTGCCGCAGACCTGGAATAATCAGCAAAGGCAAAATTCACAAGGTAAGGAATGATCTGTAGCCGGGTTTCTTCACTCAATTTATTCAATGTCGGGTTATCCAGTGCCATCGCGTAATTGAGCAGACCTTCAATCGCAAACTGAGGATCCTGAACACCAACTTTTGCCAGGAATAAAGCAAACCCAAGCGGTGCTTTTGACTGCACCATCCCCTGCGCAGCCATCACATCCGTAATTGTTAAACCACCAGAGCCTGTCGCCGGTGCGTCATCGCTCAGTTTTGGAGATTTCGGGGAGTAATATTTCGGTAAGGCTTCAAGGTTCATGCTCGTTCTCCACTTACGCCAGTACGCCAATTGCCAGCGCACGATCGATAAAACGAAATATCAGCTCCAGCTGAGAGCCATACTTCTCTTCAAATGCCACGGTATCCGCATGCAGCTCGTCGTGATGCTTTCTGCACAAAGGCAACACAAAAAGGTCATGCGCTTTTGTACCCATTCCACACTGACCGTGGCCTATCAGGTGGTGGGGATCATCAGCGGGCTTTCCACAACATGCACACGGCTGTGTCTTAACCCAGCGCGTGTACTTTTCATTAACCCAGCGGCGACGTTTTGGGCGTAACATAAAAGACTCCGGCGACTCCGGATCCACTTTCAGCGCCAGCACCTTTTTCGCTTTATCCTGGATGATGCTGGTGGCAGGAACCGAAGGCACAAGGTCACTTTCCCGGGTGACAGACGGCACAACAGGCTTCGGTAATCTCAGTGCCTTACGGGCTGCACTTTCCGGTAAGGCATCCGCCAGGTCATTACGAATCAGCCACCAGCACAGTTCCGGCATTGTCACAACGTGACTGTCATCAAAACCGAGATCCCGACGCACAACAGACAACACCCAGCGGGTACAGTTATCCGTTGCCATTGATTCCAGCCGTTCCGTGAACTGATCGCGCAGCTGGTTATCGCAGTGCCAGCACAGACGGATTGCGCCCGGCGTGTGTCGCATTGTGGTCATGTTCTCGCTGTGCCAGTCGGAATGAGGCCACTGGCAACCTTTTTCACGAAGTAACCAGCTTTCAAGACATTCCACGCCACCAGCACGACGGATCACTGCCTCATTGCGGAACACGGTCCGAACGGCAGGATCATCCGCCAGCGGTTGTGATGCCGCCGGAACGGCACCACTGGCGAAAGATGAATAACGTTCCGGCTCTGGCTCCAGCAGGACACGCCCCTGCATAAACCTGTCTCTTGATCAGATCTCCTGATCAAGAGACTTCATCACCAGGTAACCCTCAACCATATCCTGAAGTCTGAACCAGCCATCCCACATGACTACCCAACCGGGGCGACCGGTGCGTTTGCTGTCATGCCATCGCCCCAGTTTCGCCAGTTTCAGACAGGCCCATTTCAGTGTCGGCATCTGTGACGGAAGCGGTTTTCCTTCCAGCTTAACCCACAGCAGTTTCCACTCTGTCGGCGTCAGTATTTTCTCACAGCTGTCATTTTGTGTTTCTTCACTGATACCGCCCTGCCGCAGGCCCAGCACCCGCACCGCGATAAACGCCTTGATAACCACCATGCGCTCGAGGTTATCCCGGGTCTGCATTCGCAGCGATTCCACACATGTACCACCACTTTTCCACGCCTTGTGGTATTCCTCTATCAGCCAGCGTCGCTCGTAATGGCTG